CAACTCTTCCCTTAATCATTGTAGCTTTATTACCATGTTGATAATACATTTGATATATAGGACGATTTGGAAAACCATTCTCTATTAACCACTTACGAGTCCATTGTTTTGGATTAACTCGTTTAGTACAATACAACTCTGGAATAAAGTCTATCTGTCTGAGTACTGGTAATGATAACCAAAATTCTCTATCTTTACTAAGTATTTGCTGAACATTTTTTGTTATTTCAGTATCTTTTTTAGGATTTCCAAACCTTTCTATATAAGGATTCCAGAAATCATCTAATGTGCCATCTAAATCAAGGCCTATTCTCATTTATAAAGTTTCTATATCCTGTATGGTTGGAGTTAAGTCAATTCCATAATAGTCTGATAGGTAATCGACAAACACAAACCAATTATCAAATTCTTCATCTATTTCTAAACTATCTCTATAATTCTCTATAATTTTCTCATGCGCATCCTTTTGGGATCCAGCACTGACGGTCTTTATTTGATTGTGACAATCCTGGTCACAAGCAGCATAAACGTATGTTGTCATTTTAAAGTCAAAGCTAAAAGCTGTAGGAAATAATCTGCATCTATCATTACTATAGAACCTTTACTATTTTCTCCACCCTCAGGAGATTTCTTCCAAAACACAGCAAATGGTTTTGATTTATCTGTGCATGCATCTCTTATAGTAAAATAAGAAGGAGTGTTTTGATATTGTTTACATTGTATATTTATAGGTAATTTTCCTTCAGTATCTATAATATCAATTTTATTATTATCAACTTTCTTAGATTCTCCTCTTGATGTCACACAGCCAGTAAATCCTATATCTTTTAACTTATTAATCACTTCCCTCTCCCAGGAAGCTCCTTTACTTCTGGACTTTTTGGCTTGATAAGAACGCTTTGTATGTTCATCTAGCCATTCGAAACAGATTTTTTCTTTTCCCCCACATCCAGCCTTATTGCATCTAATTTTGATTGCGGCGACTGTAATACCTGTTTCTTTTGACGCTTCTTCAATGGAAGCAAATTCTTTAGTACTGCCATCCTTAAAAATAGCTTTACAAGAAGTGTTCAACTCCTAATTCTTTTTCATTTATACTTAAGAATTAAATCCTTAATAAATTGTTTAGTCTTTTTCTCACCATACTTTTGTCTAAAATCGGATATATCTTTTACTTCATATTTACGAGGTATCCAAGTATATAAAAGTTCTGGATGAGATTTCTTTATCTTTATCATATTTTGAATGCCAGGAAGATCATTATCATACATTACTACAATATAGGTAAATCTAGATTTTAGTTCTTCTAGCATTTTATCTGAAACAAATAAATTCTCACTGTTGGGTGCAATAGCTTTAATGCCTAGACTATATAAGCACATCACATCTTTCATAGATTTAGTGATTACTAATAACTTTCCTTGCTTGGGTAATTGCTTATAACCCTGTACTTGTTTTGCCTTCCAGTTAGTGATAAATCTATATTGCTTTTTCTTTGGAAAATATATTCTCCAAAGTTCCATATTGTCCTCTTTTCCTCCATAATAGCCATATGCAGGGCATCCTTTACTGGTTACTATAAATAGATTACCATTTAAAAAGATATTCTTACAAGAATATACATGAAATTTTTTTAATATTTTCTCTGTAATTCCGTATTCATTCCACCATTTTAGTTCATTTTCTTGAAACTCCTGTATTTCTACTTGTATTAGAGATGTAGAAGGAGCTTCAAATTTTGGAACACTATCCCTTATAACTCCTTGATGCTTTACAAAACCGGGAGTCTTAATGAGATTAAAATCATTAGCAATTGTACGTAAGGCCTCATTATAATCAAGACTATACTTATACATTACTACAGATATAAAGTTACCATAAAATGAACCATTAAAATCCTTAAAGATAAGGTCCCCTTGCTTATTTCTATAGAAAGAACAAGTAGGAGTATTATCTTTTCTAAGTGGTGAACAAAATAATCCCTTTTTAATCGGAATGCCTAAATAAAAGGACATATATGTCTCCTCGTTATTATAGGAGAGTAAAAAATCCTTAGTGATTTTTGGTTCAAGATAGAAACTAAATTCTTGCATACTGAACCTTAAATATAAGGATTATTTTTTAGTAAAGCAAGGAGAGATTACTCTCTCCCTGCGCTGACTTAATTATTGTTAAGTAAACCTTCAAAGTCATCAATTTCATCCTGTGGTGCACTTGGCTCTGTAACATCGTCAACAGAAGCACTTACAGGAGGTTCAACAGCATCCATATTTGTAGGCCTAGCTTCAAGATATTTCTTCTTTTGCTCTTCCTCATATGGAGAGAAGAATAATTTATCACCTATAAAGTTATCAGCAGTAAAGAGCTCTCCTTTCTTAGAGACTCCTGCAAACTTAGGAAGACATGGAACATAACGATTAGTCTGAGAATCTTTACGTCCAGATAATTTAAGATGTGTAGACTTCCCCTTGGCACCTTCAAGTAATTTAATAACTACTTCACATAGTTGTTTAAAACTACTTACCTTTGGAGCAAGTTCTACCATCTTAGGCATCTTTTCGGGTGCAAGAACAGTCAGCAACTGAGCAATAAAGATACGAAGTCTCTCCATTGGAGATGCAGATTCATATTCATGTCCTTCTGCGTTCTTATTCTTATATCTTTCATTACCTTTGTCTCCAGGATTGAATACTCTCTCCTCATAATAACCATCTTCGCTCTCAAAACGAATAGTTAATGCCTCATATACCTGATCTTTATTATCCTCTTTCTTACCATTAAATGTTTCAAAACGTGCCTCTACAAACTTAACTTCATAAATATCCCAAGGACGAAGACGACGATTACCACCAGCTGTTGCTTGTACCTTATCAATTGGACCAAAACTAAATCCTGCCATAAATTAAACCTTTTTTAGAAATTGAAATCAATCTCATCTGCTTTTACTTCAGTAGCATCTCCATCTATAATACCTTCAAGGTCTTCTGGACGGCCGATTTCCTCTACTTCATCATCTATTATTTGAATGTTTTCATCTCCTTCTGGAAGAGGTTTATCTCCAATTAATTCGTAGATTCCCTCTTTATCTGTCTCTTTAAAAGAGAACACTGTTCCATATTCCTCAAGTAAATCATGATTCTTACCTCTATAACTTACTGTATTGGACTTGGTTAATCTATTACCTCCTTGTGTACCAAAGGCTGTATTACAACCTATTACTGGGACACGAGTATTTCCCCTCTTCTCAAATTTAATATCAAGTCTATCTTCAGCTTCAACATCGAGTAATTCGATTGCTGCAGTATTTAGACAATACTTATTATCTTCGAGAGTTAGTTCAGGATCTGGATTTTCATCTTTAGTACTCTTCTTAGAAGAGCTAGTCTTTTTCTTAGCTTTAGGAAGATCATCATTAATAACCTCCCTATTCAGCACTTTAACCTCTCCGGTTTCATCGTCTTGCTCATAAGTAAAGAGCACTTTAAATTGCTGAATCATTCTCCTTCGTTATACTCTTGGATTTTCTTAACTACATAATCTAAGTCATTATCTATTAATAGATCTTCAAATAAACCCATAGGTGATTTAGCAGTACAAGTACCATCACTATTAGTAAGGAACTTATATTGGACTTTATCAGCTTCGTCTTTCATTACTTTAGTGAATAGTACATATGTAAACAATCCTTCCAAAGTAATTACACTATCCAACATTTTTCCTTGAGTCTTAATCTTATAATATGGATTAAGATTATCTCCAGTATTCTCACTATGAGTAGATACCACTATGAATAGATCGTCTCTCATATCCATTCCAGTCTTTAAAGCCTCATAAGCATGCTTTGCCATATCAGTAAACTTACCATAACCTTTTTCATCTACTCTAGCCATAGCTTCAAACGCCTGAAGATACTGAAAATCATCAATAATCAACACCTTTACTTGAGGCATTTTAAGGTTAACTATCTTCATCATTTGTTTTATAGATTCTATATTAGATGAAGTATAGAAATTACCGGACATTTTCTTAGTTTCCTTATCTACTTTAAAATCTGGATATTTCTTTTTTGCTCCCTTAATACCTGGACGCTTTCCAGTTGTAGAGATAATAAAAGTTTCTTCTGGATTTAAATTTCTAATAGAAGTAGTCTTTCCACTACCACTCTCACCAACAATAGCTATCATTTCAGCCATTTATCACATTGTAAAATTAAAGTTAACTACATTTTCATCTTCGGTTTGAACTATTTCATCTTGTAGCATATAACTAACATCCATATAAGGATCATAACAGGTGATTTGATCTCCTTTAGGTAACTCCTTAAATAGGCCTGCTTTACCATAAAATGCAGAACCTATCATAATTTCTGATTCACCATATCTAGATTTAAGTACAGATATACTCCTGAACTTATCTTCTAATTGAGTTATGTCATACTTTTTATACTTATTAAGTTGTTCTCTATGTGGAGATAATATACCAAGAATAACCTCAGCATCCTGACTTGGATTACCACTATCCTTAATATCACTAAGTTTAAGATCGATCATATCCAGTTTTCTTCTATCAGTAGAAGTACTATCTCTATTAATTTGCATTAAAACAAGTGGACTAATACCACATATATTTCTAAATGTTAAGAGATATTTACTGCATAAATCAATCTCATTCTTTAATGTAGAACCTTGAGCTGGACGTACCAGACCAATATGGTCCATGACAACAAGAATAATTTTGTTAGGATTCTTCGGTTTAAATAGGATTCGTTTATCAGTATTTATAAACTCTCCCTCTTTTTCTAGTTCAGCATGTAAATTAGCATAAAGAACTTGTGCATTTAAAGCTCTATCATAGACTGTAATCTTCTGTTCTATTTTAGTAAGCCAAGGTTGACATTCTAAAACTATTTTATAAAGATCATCATCTAATATATAGTTCTTCTTACGAGACATAAGCTCTTTAGGAGATACCTCTATATGATACTCATCCCATATATGCATACATAGGAGTTTTAAGAATAACATATTTGCAGACATCTCCAATGAATA